GCCAGATCCCGAAAGGAGTAGTTGCTCATATCCGACAGCTGAAAGGAGGCGATGCCAGTGGAGAAAGCACATCTGGAGACGTACAAGAGTAATGCCGACGAGATCGAAGAATTGAAGGGAAAGCTGAAAAAGATGGGGACAGAGGAGGGAAAAGAAAAGCTGGTCGAAAGCGATACAATCCTCGATTATCAAAAAGGGTATCCCCGACCACAGACTGTAACAGGTTACAACTACAAGAAAGAGTGGCATCTGCGGCAGAGGTACTCTGATCGGATTGAAAAGCTTGAGAAGGAGCAAGAAGAGATTGAGCAATGGGTCTTTGACATCCGAGACAATCAGTTGCAAAGAATCTTCCGCTTACGCTACTTGGAGAGGCGCACACTTGAAGAAGTGGCAAGCAAAGTCCATATGGACAAAAGCACCGTGAGCAGAAAAATTGAAAATTACTTAAACTTGCAACAAATGCAACAAAAAATCTGATATAATGAAAAATGGAAACATTGCGTTCCGAGAAAATCTTCCCTGATAGGCCGTCAGCACATCGCTGGCGGCTTTTGTTGTGGAAAAGAGGAGTTGATAACTTGGCAAGGACTCTGGACCCGCGTATCGAGCAAGCCAAAAAGCTGTATGATGCGGGGGAAAAGTTGATAGATATCGCTGATCAGCTCGGAGTCCCGGAAGGCACAATTAGAAGCTGGAAAAAGCGATATTGGGGAAACGCAACGTTGCAAAAAAAAGAATGCAACGTTGCAAAAGAAAAGAAGCCCACAAAAAGGGCGGAACAAGAAACAATTAAAGAAGAATCCGAGTATTTGGACGAAACAGTAGAATTGTCTGAAAAACAGCGGCTTTTCTGCATGTACTACATTCGATCTTTCAATGCGACCAAAGCCTACCAAAAAGCCTATCAGTGCAGCTACGAAACAGCCATGGCAAATGGGAGCATGGCACTAAGAAATACTAAGATTCAAAAAGCTATTAAAGGGCTAAAGCAAAACCGTTTAAATCGCGAGCTGCTAGATGAGCAGGATATTTTCCAGAAATACATGGATATCGCCTTTGCCGACCTCACGGATTATGTGGAATTTGGCGTAGAAGAAATCCCGGTGATAGGCATGTATGGACCGATTGAGGTTGAAGACCCGAACACAGGGAAAAAAGTAACACTCACGCAGAAAGAGAACGTCGTCCGGTTCAAGAGTTCATCGGAGATAGATGGCACGCTCCTGACGGAAGTGAAAAAAGGGAAAAACGGAGACAGTATCAAGTTGGCCGACCGCATGAAAGCCTTAGATTGGCTAGCCAACCACATGGACTTAGCCACCGAGGAACAGCGCGCTCGAATTGAGCAGATCAAGGCACAGACACACCGTTTGACCAGAGACGAAGAGGAACAAGAGGAGACGGTCGATGATGGATTCTTAAAGGCACTTGAAGGTACAGCTGCGGAGGATTGGGCGAATGAGGAAGAAAGTTAAACAGTTCTTTAAGTTTCAACCGTTCTCACAGAAGCAGAGGAAGGTGCTGAACTGGTGGTGCTCGACATCACCGGTAAAAGATGCAGAGGGTATCATCGCAGACGGCGCGATCCGATCTGGAAAGACGGTGAGCATGTCACTATCTTTCGTTATGTGGGCGATGAGCAGTTTCAACGGACAAAACTTTGCAATGTGTGGAAAGACGATAGGCTCCTTCCGACGTAACGTGTTGTTCTGGTTAAAGTTGATGCTCAAGTCTCGCGGATATCATGTCGAAGACCATAGAGCTGATAATTTGGTTGTCATCACGCTTGGCGAGACCGAGAATTTTTTCTACATCTTCGGTGGAAAAGACGAGCGTTCACAGGATCTCATCCAAGGTCTCACGCTGGCAGGTGTGTTCTTCGACGAGGTAGCATTGATGCCAGAGAGCTTCGTAAACCAAGCAACTGGCCGCTGCTCAGTTGATGGTAGTAAGTATTGGTTCAACTGCAACCCGGATGGCCCATACCATTGGTTCAAGACTGAGTGGATCGACAAACGGAAAGACAAGCATTTGCTATACCTCCATTTCACGATGGATGATAACTTGTCTTTGTCGGAACAGATCAAGGCCAGATACCGTAGCATGTACACTGGCGTTTTCTACAAGCGATATATCGAGGGATTGTGGTGTATGGCAGAGGGCATCATCTACGATATGTTTGATGAGCATCGGCATGTGCTAAAGATTAAGGAGTTCTTCCAGCTTCTGATCGATGGCAACCGCTATATAAGCATCGACTATGGTACACAGAACGCGACCGCCTTCCTTCTGTGGAACAAGGGCGTAGATGGCGTATGGTACTGCATCCGCGAGTATTACTATTCAGGCCGAGATGAAGGAAAGCAGAAAACCGATGCAGAATATGCAGATGATCTGGAAGAGTGGTTGGACGGAACAAAAGTAAAAGCGCTGATCGTAGACCCTGCGGCAGCGTCTTTTATTGCAGAACTGCGAAAGCGCGGTTATAAGGTACTAAAGGCCAAGAATGATGTAGAGGATGGCATCCGCATGGTTGGCACGATGCTTAATCAGGACAAGATCAAGTTCTCCTCAGCCTGCGTCAACACGCAAAAGGAATTCGCTTCTTACGTGTGGGACGAAAAAGCCGCGCAGAGGGGCGAGGATAAGCCGGTGAAGCAAAAAGACCATGCAATGGACGCGCTGAGATACTTTGTGGCAACGATACTTGGAAATAGATTAGCGACCGTAAAGGTTGCGAGGAGGTGATAGAAAATGCATGTATTTACGATGCCTGCCAGCAGATGGGACGAAATGAACCCGGATAAGCTCGCAATCTTGCACCTGATACAGAAACATGCAAGCGGAGTTGATAAACTCAAGGAAAAGAAAAAATACTATGAAGGCAAGCATAAGATCTTGGCCGAAGATCGAGAAAATAAGTTGGTCTGCAACCACGCAAAAGACATCAGCGATACAGCTTCTGCATACTTCATCGGCAACCCGGTCGTGTATAAGTCCAAAGAGGACATCGCGCTTCTCACAGATGCGCTGGAAGCGGCAGGAGCAGACGAAGCAGATGGAGACAACGGCCTCGACCTGTCTATATATGGTCGAGTACATCTACACAAAAGCAGACGAGACAGATCTGTCAGTCCGCAATCTGGCACCGGAAAGCACTTTTGTCGTATATGATGACACGATCGAGCAGAATGAACTTTTTGCAGTCTACTACTACATCAGAGAAGACTCAACCGACCGAACTCCGATTACTTACGTGGCCACGGTGCTCACCAAGAACTTCAAGTATGTATTGAACATACAGGAGATCGAATCGCCACAAGCTCTGATCGAACCACCCGAGCCACACTATAAAGGTGAGGTACCAGTCATCGAGTATCTGAACAACAAGCTGGGCATCGGAGACTTTGAGTTACAGATTCCTCTGATCGATGCTTATAATGCGCTGATGTCTGATCGAGTCACGGATAAGGAACAGTTCATCGATGCAATCTTGGTTCTCTATGGAACACTCCTCAGTGATGATGACGAAGAGGAAAAAGAAGACAGCAGCCTCGCAAAAGCTCGGAAACGGTTAAAAAAGAAAAAGTTACTTGAGATGCCAGGAGAGAACTCAAAGGCCGAGTATCTGACTCGCACATTCGATGAAGCGGGAGTGGAGATCCTAAAAAAGGCAATAGAACAGGATATTCATAAATTCTCACACATTCCCTGCATGACTGACGAGAACTTTGGTGGTAACGTTTCTGGCGTAGCTCTGGAGTTTAAGTTGCTGGGTATGGAGAACATCACGAAGATCAAGACACGATACTACAAGAAAGGCTTGAGAAAGCGTGTCCGGATCTTCTGCAACCACTTGCAGACAAGCGAGGCGATCACGATACAGCCAAATTTGGTTACAATGGTATTTACTCGAGCAATGCCGAAGAACTTGCTTGAGATTAGTCAGTACGTGGCCAATCTATGGGGAAAGGTCAGCGCAAAAACGCTTCTGGCGCAGGTACCTTTTGTAGACAACGTTGAGGAGGAACTGCAAGCAGTAGAGGAAGAGAATCAGAAAGCTTTAGAGCGCCAGCAGGAAATGTTCGGACTCACGACAAACAATCCACCTCCAGAGGATGATGTAGCAGAGGGACAGAATGAGTGATTACTGGGAACGTCGAGCTGCAAGAGACATGTGGCAATACATGGAGGATGCTGAGAAGACGGCAGAGGAAATCAAGAAGCTTTACCAGAGAGGATACCGATACCTGGCAGAGGAGATCAACCAGATCTTTGAGCGTTTCCGAGATGCCCATAATCTGACCGACGAAGAGGCAAGGCAGCTGCTCAACACGATGCAGAGCCCTACAGATCTCCATGAGTTAAAGGAAAAGCTCAAGCAGACTGTAGATGGTGAAGAAAAAGCTGAACTTCTGGCAAAGCTTGAAAGTGCAGCGTATCAGCATCGTATACAGCGCTTTCAGAGTCTTGTGAATCAGATCGACACGATCATGCACCAAACATACAAAGCCGAGCTTAAAATAGCAGAGGACGCGTGTCAACGGCTTGCAGAGGATGTCTACTATAAGACCATCTATCAAGTGCAGAAGCAGACAGGGCTAGGCTTTAGCTTTAGCCTAATCGATGACGCAGCAATCAAGAAAGCTATGAGCCTAAAGTGGTACGGAAAGAACTATTCAGAACGCATCTGGGTCAACACAGATCGGCTTGCAGAAAAGCTCAAAGAAGAGTTGATGGTCAACTTCATCACCGGCCGGACGAACCGGGA